AATGAGATAACTCCCTCTATTAAGTTTAATCGTTTCATCGTATTTTCTTATTGTTCCTTTCTTCATTTTATATACTTCAATTTTATTCATTATTTATTATTGTCCTTTCTACACTCAATGGAGAATTGAATTGATTGGTACAAAATATATCTTCTGTTCTACCCGTTCCTAAGTCTATATACTGCCATACTTTAACACCTTGCCCATACATAGAAAATCTGGTTTTATAATTATGAGTAATATGGGTAGGCCGCTTACAAGTACCAAATCCTTTACGATTTAATAATGTATCTACTAATTCCATTTCTTTACGTCTTAAAGGAAGGATAATCCCTCCATCATCTAATTTAGTTTTAATCTGTTTTGAACCAAAAATACAATTTTCGTCAATAATATCATTAGCAGATTCTTTTCCATTAAGCTGAGTACCACTATAAGTTCCTATATCATATTCTTCTGATAACGATTTAAGAACTTTTGCAATCTCAAACAATACCATATCTTGACGAATAGGTGTACTGACTCTTTGTTTATATTCGCTACCAAATTCTGAGTTATCCCAAATATAATCAAAGAAGCAATATTTTGCACCCCATAAAAAACATTGCCTATAAATATCCTTTAACTTTGGCGTGGTAAAATCTGGCTGGTTAAAAATTTCAATATGAGATTCATATAAAATTTTTCCTGCTTCCAGTAATCTTTCTTTTTCTATTTTATTATAATTTCCATTAAGTATCCTATGATAAGGAATACCACTAATCCAAGAAATAAATTTAGGCTGTACCTCCGTTTTCTGTTGCATTTCTGTGTGAATCATAAAACCGTCACCATCACGATTAGGATTATCTACATATCTTTCTTCTTTGTAATCCCAATACTTAGTGGCGCATACGTTGCACAAATCTCCTATAGTTGTGGTTGTTTTGCCCCCTCCACTTCCACCAGACCTCAATAATAAATGTCCTTGTTGCCATCCTCGATAAAGAGTATTCATATAAGGAGACTGTAACATAGCACCCATAACAGGATTACTTTCAAATTCAAGTAATGTATTTTCCCAATCAGCACCAGCCCTCATAGTTTCTTTACATAATTCTGTATCGTACTTCATGTTAAGCTTATCAGTTTTCTCACTAATTTTAGCCAACATTTTCTTTATATCAAATAAATTAAGATTCTCTCTTTGACTTTCTTCTGTTTTATCTTCATCATAAAATGAAGTTATATCAATTCCTAAATCTTTGGCATCTCTCAATAAACTATATTTTCTTACAATATTGTAATGCAATTCATAATTATCTGGATTTACCAATTGTTTTGCAGTTGATATAAAATCCAAATAATTATTATCCATACATACTTCTAATTGCGAAGGATAATTTTGTAAGAATTTATCCAATATTATTTCATCTATTTCTTCTGCGCCATTTTTAAACAACCATGCAATAGATTTAAATAATATTTCATGAAATAGAATAGGTTTAAAATCATCTGAACAAATAGGAAATTTTCTACTTGTGACCAAAGAAGGATTTTGAAACAATATTCCTAACACCATAGAACTGTCAGAAGCAGAATAAAGCATTATAAATCCTCCCATTTCTTTATTTCTTTTATTGGCTTCTTTTTTGTGATTTTTACTATTCTATCACCTTCTTCCATAGTATTTACCATTTTTTGGATTTCTTGTTTTTCATAATAAAATTTCTTAGCTTCTTCATAATATCGAGGAAAGATTTGGCCTAAGCCATAATCTGGATTCCAAGAATTTTGTAAAGTTTCAAACCAATATTGAAGGGTTAAAACCATTCCTGTCCATTTAAAATTATACTTGTCATGGTACATTCCTGCCTGTCTTTGAATGGAAGGATAATCACATTGTTTTACAGTAATATCAAAGTAAACATAATCTAAAAATGTTTCTTCCCAATAAGCTTCACTGCCTTTATATTTACTTTCATATTCTTGTTCTGAACAATAATAATATCTTTCTTTTACGGCAAAAGCTTTCTCTCTTGCAATTCTTTTACCGCAACAGCGGCAAGTTACTATGCCATCTGCCGCTGTGCTATTAATTTTTCTTCCTTTATTAGTTTGAAGTTCATTATTATAACAATCTTCATTGCAGTAATAACTTCTAGGTTTTGTAGGATGCGGAAAAGCCTGTATCTTATTTATTTTTTCTCCACAATACTTACATTTTACCTGTATCCCTTTTGATTGTTTAGGATTTAAATTATCTGCCAACTTTCCACCTCCTTAATAATTATTATATCATTTCATTTATCTTTTGTCAATATAAAGTTAATGGATTCTTATAAGAACTAAACCAGTTCCACCACTACCTCCCATTCCTTCGGCTCTACCACCACTGGATGAAGTACGAGAGCCGCCACCGCCCCCACCTCCACCGCCGCCTGTGTTAGCCGCGCCAGCAGTTCCAGAAGAAGCCCCACTACCACTACTTCCTGTACCACCTCTACCGCCACCGCCAGAGCCACCGGTTGACCAGTATAGCTTTTATATGACGGTGAACTTCCAGCATTGAAGTCAAATCCGATTATTGAAGGAACCCTCATGTTCCACACTACTTTACAGCAGTATTCTCCTTATACCAGGTACAGAGGGTGACTTAATCAGGAATTTTCAACTTCTGCCCAGCATAGATGATAGTACCCTTGATGCCGTTCAGGTTGGTAATCTCAGGCCAGCGCTTTCTGTTTCAAAGCAGTAACCTTATTCTTTGTCGGTATCATTTGCGAAAACACCTTCATAAGAACTTGTTTTACAATACTGTTACCAGCTTGCTTATAGAGTTGGGTGTTGCTGTTCACAGAAGCAGCTTTCCAGTAATCTTCATCTGTGAAACCCATCAACCTCCAACACTCAAGTGGTGTCAGCTTACGAATACGAATGAGATACAATTCTCCGTTAATCTCATAGATGAATTTGTGAAACTGCTCTGGAATTTCGTTTGCAAGTCTGCTTTCTAACAGAAAGTTATCCTTCTGTTTCCTTTCTCTATGAAACCCAATTCTCTTATATTCAATGGCTGCATTGCTACCGTAGTTGCTGAGTCCCTTGTAATCTCTGGACAAGAGTGTGGCTGCAACATCTGTTTGTCTTGCATCAGGTGTTCTGGCTTCATCGGAACTTCCGCAGTTACGCAAGATGATACCATCCCCCCCCTGTTCAAGGAACGGAACTATCTTCCCAGAGAATACCAGCTTATCAACAAGGTCTTTGGCTTTTTCGGATGTAAGATAGTATTTGTCCTCAACCTGAGGTTCAAGGAAATCAGCCATAACAGTTGTGAGAGGTTCAATCTCCGGGAAAATGAACTCATAATCCCCTAAAATGCTTACTGCAATACAGCGATTTCTTGATTGGGGTATTCCATAGTTCATTGCGTTAAGGTCTTGCCAGAAAGTCTTATATCCTCTTGACTCAAGGTAATTAAGCCAGTTTTCAAAGTCTGGCATATTCTTCTTAGAGTGAACTTGAGGAACATTTTCCATAACCAGAACTTGCGGTAATTGCTCAGTTTCGTTAAGCAAACGCTCAACTTCCCACAAAAGACCAGAGCGTGTACCACTGTCTTTTCTCATACCTTTTCCCTTGCCAGCCACAGACAAATCTTGACAAGGAAAAGAATACGTAAGCAAGTAAGTATAACGGTCTGTGTCAACAATACCAAGGTCTGCCCCTGATATTTTTGTAATATCCATCGTTGGAAAGTTGGTTCCATGAATTGCGTTGTAGCTTGCAACCGGGTACTTATCGAACTCAACCACACGGTAGTGTTCAAAATCTACCCCTATGTCACGCAATGCCATAGCTTGACTACCTACACCTGCGAACAGTTCAATAAGTCGAATAGGCTTATCAATCTCATATTTCATTAGTGCATCCTCCTCCTTCTTCCTCACACCCCATAAAGGGGTGTGATTTTAGATTTTGAAAGCGGGACGCACACCGGCAGAGAGAGAAGCGGTTTAGTACTGCCATAATTTAACCAATTCCTTTCTTTATTTTTTTGATTGACAAGTTACATTTTATAAAAATAATCCCTCCACCAAACGGCAGAGGGATTAATCTATCTCAACACGATTGGAGATATAACATCAGGCGCAAATTCATCAAAGAAAGTAACTCCAATTATTTTGATATGCTCACAAGTTTTAAGAACTAAAACATCGTCATAAGCATCCAAATAATATTTGAATTTTTCTTCCATGTTTTCTGCCATATTAATTATAATCTCAGGTTTTTTTAATCTATCGTCTTTTATAATAACAGCAATAAACTTATAATCATTTTCCATTGCTATTAAAAAATAATTGACGAAAGATTCTCGGCTAATGTATGGATTAGCTACATTACTTTTTTTCTTTGGTTTTGGTTTACGATAAGGATAATAACCACTTACTCCCATTATTCATCCTCCACTACAATTCCTCTGTCACAAGCAAAATCCACCAAAGTATTATAAATACTTTCCAGACAAGAAACTTCTTCGTCCGTGGCAGATGTTACAGTACGATTTTTACCTAACTGTCCATAAACCACATCATTTACAAAATCTGGATAAGGTTTATATAATCTAGCGATATAAGGTTTGATTAATTCAATCCAATCCTCTTTTGTATGTGCTGTATCTGTCACAGAAAATGTAGTTAATCCAACATTTTCATCTTCCGCTGATTTAATAATAGCTTTTTCCATAGCTTCACACATATTAGCCGCTGTAAATGGGTCAATATAAGTCTGCATTGCATAACGGCTTCTTGCGAATACATGAGATGTTTCTTTACAAATTCCAGTAGACTTAATAGTCATATTTGTTTCTGGGTCAACACCATTTGCCTTTGTATAAATAGTGAAATCACAAATATCACGTATCATACGCATAGAAGATTTTTCATTTCCACTTCCTTTTGGCTGTAAATAAGGAATAATTTCACCTGTTAATTCATTGAAATGCTTTTCATCTAATTCCTCATGAGCTATAAAAATAATAAAATAACCCATAGACGTAAGTTTATTAATCTGTGTAGCGAACTGCCGTCTGGCTATTTTATAACCATTTGCTTTACCTTCAATTTCAGATAAATCTCTTACTCCAAAAGTTTTACATACTGACTGTTCACAAAGGTCAACAAGATTTTCTGCTGTATCAATTACAATTGTAAAGAATTTTTCTGACATTTCCTGATAAGTGGAAGGATTAGTTAGCAAAGATACATAATTTATAAAATCAGCCCATAAATTAACTGGCTTTTTATACCCTCTAATTCCATTTCCACCAGATTCAGTCATTAAGAGTAAGGCTCTATCACACTTCATGGCCTGGAAGGTTTTGCCTGTAGAATTTTTGCCATAAATTAAAACTTTTTGTCCTGCTAACCCACCAACCATATCCTCAATCTCTAAATCTAATAATGGATTTGATTTCTTTTTCTCAGTTTTTTCTGACATTTTATATTACCTTTCTTATTTTTATGATGATGAAGTTAAATTATTAAATGTTACAAGACAGTAGAGAGGTTTTAAGTTAATAGGCTACCCAATTCCCCACCTCTTACATTAAAACCTCTCCTATACCCTTTGTAACGTTTTTTAGCCTATGTTTAGAATGGCGCACCCTCCATGCCAGACATTGAGGCTACATTCGGCTTTCTGTTTCCTAATCCCTTAGACTTCCCGGCTTTAGAAGCAGGGGCCGCATTAGCAGTTGAACCATCTTTTGCTTTATCTTCAAGAACCTTAAGCTTCATTTCTCTTTCAACCATAAGAGATTTCATAATATCTGGCGTGAAAGGCTTTTTCTTTTCATCTTCTGTATCTTCATCATAGGCAGGTTCTCCACCTATAACAAGCAGTTCTAAAATCTCAAACCCTTCATTAGTATTGGCTTTTCTACCAAAGCCGCCTTTTTTCTGCTTCTGTCCTCCTATACGATGCATATTAAGTTCTACACCCAAACAGCACGTATCTCCTGGCGCATATCCTGGAACCTGTTCACCTGTAATTTCATCTACATAGCCATCGACAAATGCTTCGGCTAAATCTTCTGGAACAATCAGAGTGAAAGGTTCTGCTTCTCCACGGAAATTGATGGTAATAAATTCCACCATGTAGCGGCCTGTTTCTTCTGGTTCATCACTTTCATTTTTAGGAGGAATTGTTTCAGCCTTAATACTTCTGATTACTCCTTCTAACTGGAAGTCTGTCTGAGATTCCTTATCTGCATTTTCACGGTTCACCTTAATGATTCTTACCTGTGGTGATGATACCATTTTGCCTGAGTTCTGATTGTACCTGTCCCAGCAACCTAAGTTTACAGTTGCGCTTATAACATCAGGAGTTAAATCTTTGTTCTTTGCCGCATCTGCCGCTGAAACATAAGAATTATGCAATGTTTCCATGTTTGCATAAAGTTTTGCTTTATCTCCTTTTCTGTTATATTCTGACTGATTGATTCTCAAATTGTAATCTCCATTCTTTGTAGAAATTACAATGTTGCCCTGTACCGCATTACAGGTCATTTTTGTGCCGTCCTCTTTTTCAATTTCCACCTGTTTGATTTCTGTAGATTTCTCAGACAGAACGCCGATGATAAGTCCATTATTGATTGTCGCTCTTACATTTTCCATTTAATATCTCCTTATTTTAAAAATTAATTTTAATTATTTTTTACTGATTGGACTTTTTACCCTTAAGGTAAAGATTACATGTTCCTTCTTCCAGCATACCTTTTTTATCAAGTTCTGCTGAACAAAATGCTTCAATGTCTGCAATAGTCTTTCCTGCCGTAATTAAATCTTTTACAGTCTGAATGGCAGAATAGTAACTTGACAAAGCCGCATTAATAGCTATTGTTTTTTCACTTTCTTTAATTCCATTCATCATATAAGCTTTTTTAGTTTTAAAAGCTTTACTATTGCGATTGAAAACTTTTTTTGCTGGTGCACCACTCATTTATAAACCTCCTTCTCTGAATTAAATTGTTATTGTTTCTATATCATACAACAATTTAATTTAATTGTCAAGAAGTTTCTGAAAATTTTCATAAAATTCTTTTGTTTCTTCATCCGAACAATGAAAAGTAACTACTAATTCCCTTGATAAATCCAAAGAGAATATTCCCATTATAGATTTTGCATCTATTGTGTAATGATTTAAAGAAATATCTATATCATAGTTTTGTTGAGAAGTAAATTCAACAAAAGCTTTTACTTCTTCTGGCGTATGAAAATGGATTTTATATTTTGTCATATATTTCCTTTCTTATTTTGTGCTGAACCAATGATTACCTAATTTGGTAAAATTGCGTCCATTGGATTTTCCTACAGAAAAATAAACATAATTAGTGGAGAAAATAGTTGGCCCATTTTCTACCACATATTTTACCGCTTCATAATTTTCTTCATTAGGAACAGTACCTTTGAGTTTACTTGCTGTAGAAAATTGTCTCTTTTCGTATATAACGTCATAAACAGTATCTTCAAAATCACTGTCTAAAACTCGATTCAATACAACTTCTACTACTGCTTTTTGTCCATCCAGAGATTCGCCCCTAGCTTCATGGAAAACCAGAGCGGCAAGAAGGTCTATATCATCCTCTGAAATGGATATAGTTTCATAGGGGTTTGTAGTTTCTGCTTTTGCTATGTTTGTAAACATTAATGAAAAACTTAATGCTAACAAACATATAATTGATTTTATTCCTTTCATTTATACCTCCGTATTTTTTTATTTTTATCTTAGAACATTCAATTTAACCACCTTCTTTCTTATTTTTATTTGAAAATATTCCTGGTTCATATTGTCTGGCACATCTCATAGCCATTACATATTGACATTTATGAATACCTTCCATAAAATCTTTTTGTTCATTAGGATGTTGGGAATCTAGTTCTAAAAATAAATTCCAACATCTAGTTAATAGTGTCATTACCATTATTTCTTTTATTTTCATTTTTCCTCCTATGCTAACTGCATATTAAGCATTACATTTTTCACAGTTTCTTCTGTATTATGAGAATATCTCTGAGTAGTAGAGATATCAGAATGACAAATTACATCTTTAGCAATATTGATTCCATACTCATTACATATCTCACTAACATAAGTATGTCTTAAAGTATGATTACTAATATGTTCTTCAATATCTGCTTTTTCTGCAACCTTACGTAACATTTTAGAAATACAATCCCTTCTCATTGGGGTGCCATGATTACTAACAAATAAGTTAGGGATTCCTGAATTTTTACGTACTTTTATATATTCGTCTACAATTTTCCTACATTCTTCATTAAAGTATATTTTTCTCTCCCTATCCCCTTTAATTTTAATGGTTACAGTTTGAGAATTATACTGCTCTAAACTTAAATTAATAAGTTCACTAACACGCATACCCGTAGAAAGATATATAGCAATAATAGCTTTATCTCTAGGATTGCTGGCTTCTGTTAATAAGTTTTTAGCTTCCTTCATAGGAACATAGTCTTTCTTTTTATTCTTAATTGTTGGAGATTTTATTGTTGTTGCTGGGTTTAATGTCATAGTACCAACCTTACATAAAAAGTCATAGTAACTTTTTATAGCTGTAAGCTTTCTAGCGATTGTAGCACTGGCGTACCCTCTTTTAACCATCTCTGATTTCCAGTCATAAACTTCTCCATATGTAATTTTTGTTTCTTCTGTATTTACAAAATCAAAAAATTGATTAAGGTCACTTTCGTAAGAAATTCTAGTATCTTCACTTTCAAACCCACCTAAAAATCTTTTAATATTGTTATTCATAAGTATTACCTCCTTTATTTATATATT